GATATTTTCGATGGAATCTGCTGGTTCAACATCAAGTGTGATAGTTTTTCCGGTAAGGGTTTTTACAAAGATTTGCATATATTATAAGTGTTGATAATAAGACTTTTCTAAATCGAAATAATGAAAATATCTTGTATGTATTCATAGCAGTTCAGATAGCCCCTCGTCAAAATCTGTTTTTATTTCCCAACCGAGTTGTTTCAATTTGTCGTTGCTAATGTAATAACGTTTATCATTAAAAGGTCTATCTTCGATGTAAGTTGTCCATTCGTCAAACCGGTCGGTGTTTTTAATCTTCTTTATTAATTTATTCGCAATTTCTTGGACAGTATATTCGTGATGATCGTCGCTGCCAATGTTATAGATTTCTCCGACTACGCCTTTTTCTAGAACACATTCTAATGCGGTGCAAACGTCATTTACGTGAAGAAATGCGCGAACATTTGTGCCGTCACCTTGAATTGTAACTGGTTTGTTCTCTTTCAATAATTTGATAAAACGAGGAATTAATTTTTCGGGGTATTGATTTGGCCCATATACATTATTGCCGCGTGTAATAATAATCGGCATTTTAAAAGAAAAATAATATGATTTAGCAATCAGTTCCGCTGCGGCTTTTGTTGCAGCGTAAGGATTTGTTGGACACAAGACAGAATTCTCATTTTTCTTCGACTCTGTATCTTCCAACATTGATTCTCCGTAGACCTCATCAGTGGAGATGTGAATAAATTTTTGGATTTTGCCATATTTTTTTGCGGCTTCCAGCAAAGTGTGTGTTCCTAAAACATTGTCATTCGTGTATTGGAGAGAATCATCGAAAGAATTTTGCACGTGAGATTGTGCGGCAAAATGAATGATAGTGTCTATTTTGCTTGTATTTAATATGTGCGTTGTTAAATCCATTGAACAAAGATTGCCTTGGACTAAAGTATATCTGTCGGATTCACGTATTTCCAAATCGATATTTTCTTTATCAGCACAATAATACATTGCGTCTAAATTAGTGATTTTAACAGTAGGGTTTTTGTGATAATAGTAATTTATAAAATTTGAGCCAATGAATCCGCAACCACCAGTTACCAGTAAGTTTTGCATTATAGTATTTTGTGTGTAAAATAAATTGGTGTTTTAACTTATACTTATACTTATACTGATTTTATTTACTAGATGCAATATATATGAGAGATGAGATATACAAGTTTTCCAATCCCGCAGAGGCGCAGAGAAAGGCATATAAGTATTTAGGTAAGAAAAATGGAAAAATTTTTAGGAGCACGCGCAAGGAAAAAAAGTATATGGTGAAAGATCCGAAAACTGGAAAATGGGTTTATTTTGGTCAAATGGGATATGAAGATTACACCAAACACAAGAATAAAACGCGCAGAAAAAATTACTTGACCAGGTCAAGTGGAATGAAGGGACACTGGAAGAATAACAAATTTTCGGCGAATAATTTGGCGATGCACGTGTTGTGGTAAAAATATAATAAACAACCTAAACAATATCTTTGCATTTTTCTAACAGTAAATTGAAATATAAGTATCTTACCGGGTCAACCTCGTTTGAATACAAAACCGGTATATTATTTTTTATATTTCTTTTAATATTTTTTATAATATCTATAGTGATAGAATTTTCAATGTAGTATTTTTTTCTTCTGTTAATCAAAATTTGTAATATATCCCTAGGCGGTTTTTTTTGAGAAATGTGTTTAACAACTAAAATAATCTCATCAGGTGAAATTTTTCTTTTTGAAATATTTACTTGTTGTTGAGTTAAAGGCGTTCTGTCAAGTTTTTCTTCATTTCTGCATACAAGAATACCGTTTTTAATTCTAGTTACAGTGTGTCTAGGTAAATTCATTATTTTTTGTATGTCTATATTTTTATGACCAGATTCAATCATTTCTCTAACTTTATGTATTGTTTCATCTGAAACTCCATTTTTAGAATCGCGAATAGACGAAGACATCTTTTTTTTTTGTTCTTCCGTAAAAGTTTTGCCATAATTGTGGTTTCCTTCTCCTTTCATTTTTTCTGATTTTTCTTTGTAAAATTGTTGCATTTTTATTTGGCTGCAGATTTTTTCTTTTAATTCTCTCAATTTTATAGTTTCTAAATATACATCTTTGCCTTTTTTGTTTTGATTCAATTCAACAAATTTTTCAATTTTATGTTTTTCTTCGTTGCAAATTTTATACATTTGTTCTTTTATTAATTGTTCGGTCGTTGTCAAAAAAGTTTCAAAAGCAACAATTTGATTGTACTTTACAACAACAAATGGTTTGACTAATTGAATAAAAGCTAAACACTCTTTTTTTTTATTGATTGAAAAACTAATATTATCATTTACCGTTCCATAATTTAAAAATTTTTGAATGGAGTGTAAAATTTCTGGATTATTCTTTTGAGATATAGTTATTTTAATTCTTCCGTTGGCTCCTATAAAAACACAACCTTCTGCATCAAATAACCCAGAAATATACTCACCATTTAATCTTGATAAATAGTTTTCGTCTAATTTGCATTTTTCATTAAATTTTGAACATAAATTACATAAGTTTTCTTTTTCATAAGTTTTGTCGTGTAAATTTGTTAATTTATTGAATTCATATAAACACTTGTATTGTTCTTCTTTAATTATAAAACAATCCCGCAAATATTCTAATAAAACTTGATATTCGTTGCTTCTTATCAATAAATTGTATTCGTTTCTTTTATTATTTTTATGAAAATATTCGTTATTTTCGTCCATCAAATTTTCAGTTTTGTTGTTTCTCTTAGTAGAAGATGTAATACTTCCTCCAAAATGATAACGAAGTATCTGTAAAATATTTGTTCTACATTGTGTTATCACAAATCCTGACTGAAAACCATCAATTATTTTTCTTATAAAAATACATCCATCACCATCTATAAATCCTGCAATATAAGAAGGGTGTGGCGCACTTATTTTGAATCTCGAGAGTTTTTCGCAATTGTCTTTTTCTATTGCGTCAGTCATTGTATATAGTATCATATACTCTATTTAAGTTGTTTTTAACTTAAAATATAATTAATATATTTTTATGATTTTAGCAACTGTAAAATCTGTCACATTCATATTATAATATAAATAATATGAATAAAGTTTATTTCAATTTATTTTACTATAATTTGTATTACAAAAATAAATGTATAACAAGTAACCGTGCGTTTAATTCGAGTAAGCACTTTTATTCCCAAAAGTTTCCAATTGGGGAGGACTGTATCTTAAGCCAACTCGGGTTGATTAGACCTTCATTGTTGACCCATATCCGTTCAGTCTCTGACACCCTACCATATCCTATCATAGCGGATTTAGGTAGTAGGTATGCGGGTTGCCCAATCTTTTTCATTATTACCTCACCCAAGTTCATTACTCTTGGCCACACAATCCTTTCGAAATTGTGTTTGGTAGAAAAAGCTCTAAGGGGTTTCCCGAACAACAAGATATGTTGCAATAGTCAATGTTTCAAATAACTATTACTAGCAGTTGGCCTGGGATAAAATTTGCGACGGCTCAAATGGTTTTCTACAGTAAGAGGTCGCTTTACTGTAGCATACTGCTTTTCGGCCCTGATTAGTCGAATTATAACAATTCGCAGGTTAAGGCCTCCCATTCCTGACATAATTCTTAGCCATTATGTCTCCACTAAGTTTCCCTAATGGATTGGACTGTATCTTAAGCCAGTTCTGGTTGATTAGACCATCATTACTGACCAACACCCGTTCAGTCTCTGACGCCCTACCATATCCTATCATAATGGATTTAGGTAGTAAGCATGCGGATTGCCCAATCCTTCTAACTATTACCGTACCGGAGTTAAATCTCCGCCACATAACCCTTTCGGAATTATGCTTGGTGTAGAAGGCTCTAAGGGGTTTCCCGAACAACAAGGTGTTTTGCAAAATTGAATGTAGTCAAAAACAGACAATTTCACTAGCTACTAGCATATTTTGTGAGTGCTTAACCATTTTTTCCAAAGACAAGAGCTCACATTGTCTTTGTAGGTAGCTTTTCAACGCACTAAGAATTTTTACGTTATAGTTGGTGGCATAGACACGCACCTTGGCGGTCTTGGTTCCCTCAACGGTGGCGTTGGAGAGTACAAGCTGTAAGGTTGCGTTGTCAATTCTGGAGAAGTTGCAGGTCCCTGAGGGTTGATGCTCTTCAGGTCTCAAAGCAAATGAGTAAACGTTAATTCCCTCATCAGGGTTTCTGGTGTGGCTTTGGTAAGGTTGCACCCAAGAGAAGTAGGAACCTTCACGCTCCGAGAAGCGGTCTTGGCCGTTAAGTTGAAGCTTAGCGACGACAACAGGGTTCTGTCCCCAACAGTGCATATCAAGTGAGGTCTCAGTAAGAACGAATGTTCCGGCGTCAGAAACAGTGGAACCGATACCAGGAGGAACACCGGCACCGTTGTTGCTAACAGTGTAAGGGTTTCCGTAGTTGTAAACGGTGTTCTGAAGACCAGTTAATTGACCTTGGTTTGCAACGCCAACGGATGCAAGGGCGGCGGCAAGATTCTGGTTAGGGTTGACACCAACGGCACCTCCAAGGTTAGGCTCAGAGTAGACGTCGTTGGGTCCGTGCCAGTATCCAGTGAATCCACCCGGAACATAGGCGTCATCAGCACCAGCGTCTTCGAAAAGACCGCGGGCATCAATGTAGTTTCCGGCACTAACTTCAGCTGGTCCACCGAAAGCGTGGATAGCATTAGGAAGGGCATCGATGGCATCAGTGTAGTTGAAAGGCTGAGCACCTAGAACCTTGAAAAGAAGTGCGTCGCAAAGAAGAGACGAACAGTAATCAACGTTCTGGTCAGGTTGGACAACCCAGATAAGCTCTTTCACTGGGTGGTTGAAGTTGAGCTTGATTTTGTTGGAAGAAGAACCGACAGATTCATCACCAGTGAATTGCAATTGGGTGATAAGGTATTCGTGAGGGTTCTGGGCAAAACGACGACGCTCATCAGTGTCTAAGAAGACGTAGTCAACATAGAGAGAGGCGGCGACAAGAGATTGGTTATAAGCGATGGTGGCACTTACAGTTGAACCAACAGAAAGTTGTGTGGCGTTGTTGCTTGTTCCAGCGGTGTTGCAGCTCAAAGATGTAACAGCCCATAAACATTCATCAATTGGGCGAAGATCAAGGTTGATTTTAACTTCGTGATACTGTACATCACGATTTACCCCACCTTTCGGTGTATTTTTGTGTAACAAGAGGGAGTAGACTATATCTTAAGCTATCATTGAGGTTGATTATACCTCTCAAACCCAAAACCATTTAGTCGTTGAACCTTCTCCATATCCTTATCATAACGGATTTAGGAGCTTGGCTGCGGATTATCCATTTCAAATGTATTTTTAACATTTTCACCTGTGGGATTTTTACCATACTTGAGTTTTATTCTCAACCACTTTAAACTTTCGTTTAAAGTTTGGTACCCAAAAAAATCATTATATTTAGAATTAAAACGATTAACGTTTACAATGTTATTGAAGTAGTAATGAAGAAGAAGCTTATCTGATTTACTTTTGTTAATGAAAGAGTTCAAAGGTTGTAGATTAGTCCAATGAAAACAAATTTTTTGTTCAGTTTCATTGGTTAAATCAAAAGAGTTTATTGGTAGAATATGATCTATTTGCCATTCGGAACCTAAATTATTCCAAGTCATATTTTTTTCGAATCTAAATGCAATCCACTTTTTCAGGAATTCAATGTCGCAACCAATAATATTTTGATACGACGTTTGTTTTCCTTTAATCATTTTATGAACTTTACTTCTTAATATTTCACTTAGCTGAAAATTTGTGTTTGTTTTTCTAGATTCTTTTATTTTTATTTTTCTTATAGGCAAATATTCTTTATTCTTTTGTTTAATATGTTCTTTAATTTCAGGTCGATTTCTATACTCTTTTCTTTGATTTGAAATTGTTGAAGAATTTGCTTTACGATACTCAAGAAATTTTTGTAACAATTCAACTTTGTGATTTTCGTAATACTCTTTTTGTTTTTCTTTGATTTCATTCTTATTTGTTTCTCTATAGCTTTTTCTACAAAATTTACAATCGAATCTATAACCATCTTTACTTGATTTAAGTTTACCAAAATTTTGAATATCTAATTGGATTTTACATTTACAACAAGTTTTTGTTTCAATCATACTACCACTTATAACATTGTTTTTATTTTTATTTTCTAAATATACGTTTTTTATTTTAACAGTTTTAGGAACTTCCCGCAATTTGGCTTTGTTGCAGTCAGTTGCATCTTTAGCAACTGGCCACTAGCACCCGAGGATTAAGATTGTAAAAATCATTGTGAGCCTCAAACATATTTTCCCTAAAACCTCTCACGTCAGTTTTAAGATGAGTGCTTTTCTGCCCTACAGTATTCAAGGCAATCAAAGGTAATGCAAGCCCTGGGTTCGTGCAAAACCAGAACTGAAGTGGAACATAAAGGGTTGTCTCGGGAAGAGCGTTACGAGGAGCGCAAACTTGGCGAGGAGCCAAAGAGTCGCAAGGTCCGTCAACGTCGGAGAAAGAAGGATCAGTGATGAAGGTAAGCTGTGTGGTGTTACCAATCATCTTGAAGTATCCGCGTTGTTGCTCAGAGGTCATTGTAAGTTGGTTCCAGATGTGCATCCAGTCACCGTATTGACGGTCGATGCGCTGGCCACCAATTTCGACTTCAACTTGGGCAATAAGTTGCTCGCCAGGGAAATCTAACCAACGAGCATAGACAGATTGAACACCAGAAGCTAAAGAAGTTGTATTTCCCATATATTGGTTGATCTCAGGAAGAGTAATCTGAAGATAAGTGCGGTATGCAAGATCACCATTTCTGCTGATGATGCAAGTAACGCGACGACCGAAATCGGCCTGTCCATTGAATGTTTGTTCAATAGATTCAATTGCAAAGTTTGTGTATCTGCGGTATGTTACTTTCCAAAAAGTAATTTGAGGGTTACCTGTACATTTCCTCTACCTTATCTTTCGACAAGGAGTAGACTATATCTTAAAAAGAATTTATTTTGCTTTCATTTCAGCAAGTTCTAACTTTAATAAAAATTCTTCCGAAAACCATTTAGTCGTTGAACCTTCTTCTTTAAACTTTTCTAATTTCTCCAATATAAAATTAATTTGATTCATATCAATGTTTTTTTTAGATGAATTATAATTTATTTTTACTGGCATTAGATTAGACCAGTTCCAACATTTTAATTTTTCATCATCATTTGTTAAATCAAATTTACACACAGGTATAATGTGGTCAATTGACCAATATAAACCATAGTTGTCCCAATTCATTTCTTCTGTGAAATTGTATTCAAACCATTCTCTCAAATATTGCACATTGCAACCGATATAACTCATAGTTGAATCATTCTTAACAAGAACTGTTCTTAAACGAGCTGCTATAGATTTTTTAAGTCTGTAATTAATGTTCGACTTTCTTTCATTTCTACACCATTCCGTTTTCATCTCTTTTAAAAAACACGGATAACAAGAAATACAAATCTTTTTTTTATAAAACTTTTTGAGTTTCGCAAAATCTTTTAAAACCTTTTCTTCGTTACATTTTTCACATTTAGCTAATAAGGTTTCAGATTTTTTCTTTCTAAGATTTTTTTTTCTTATTTTATCCATTTCATTAAAACATTTTTTACAAGTTCTTGAATTTTTTCGGTATTTTTCAATTGGTTTGATAATTTCGCATTTATTACATTTTTGTTCTATAGTCTCATTTTCCATTGTATATCTTGTGTGTGTATTTTTATATTGTTAACTTTTACTAAAGGTTTAAAGAAGCTTGGATGCTCATTGCCCATTTCGATTAAATTGCAAAATTTTGCTTAACAAAATAATCTCATCTTATTCATTTTTACTATACCCAAGTTTTTTCTCTTGGCCACAATTTCCTCACAAAAATTGTTTAGTAGAATAAGCTTTAGGGGTTTCAAGCAATTTGATTTTCTCACCGGGGGTTTTCAAACCAAATACATTTCATTTAATTTCCCCGATTAACATCTGTGGTACTTTTTCACAAAAGAAAAGCATCCACATAAGGCTTTATGAATATCTTATTTTTTCGATATTCCCTGATGTTTTTCTACCCTACAGGTTTTTAAGGTATACATCCTGCGATGTTTCCCTAATATTTCTAAAAGGGGTAGAGTACACCTTAAGAGATTTCAGGTTTGACTAGAACCATCATAAATCCCCGATTGCCGTCTACTCGTTGAACCTTCATCTTATATCTATCTTTCCACATTTGCAAAGTTTATGTATTTCTTTAGGTTTCTCGTGGTTTTTTGAGATTTCTTGAGACTTTTTTTCTACTTTTCTCAAAAGTTGATATAAGATACTTGGCTGCGGATTATCCAATCTTCAGCGTTTTTACTATGCCGTCGGTCATTACCCTACGGTATTATTTCGTGTCACCACAAATAAGAAGTAGCTGAAGCTCTAAGGAAGTCCCCGCAATTTGACAATCTTGCAAAAATACTAAGTTGCAGTATATTCACTAGCGAGTTATATAATTGAGACGGGAGTTTTCTCAATTCGCATATTTACACTGTTTACCTATCATGGAGATATACGACCCACGATAGCAGCTCACTGTTGGCGCCCAGGATAGGTTAAGCGCCATAGGCTACGAGTTGCATTAATCCACCTCCCATGTTATATTATTGCTAAAGAAAAAAATTTTGGAAAATATAATTTAATTAAACTAAAATTTGAAATTATATTTTTTGTGCGCGCGCTACATAAATTAATTAATCAGCTTATTTATATCAAAATTCCCCTCCATAAACGTAAGCAAATAATTGTCGTGAAATATTTCCTTTTTTCCCTCGTGATTCTTCTTGAAAATGTAAGAATCATTCTGTTTCTTAATGCTCCATCCATCATTTATGGCGTTAAATAAGAGCACCATTTTTTGAAATTTTATGGAATCTAATACAACGTCTTTGTTAGTTCCATCAGTATTTTTTATATTCATTTTGATTTCCATTAGTGTTGTTTATACTTTTTTGAGAAAAGTATAAGTAACTTTAAACCAACCAACAAATATATTTCCTTAAATTATCAATTAAATAAAATATGCAAAAATATAGTAATAAGTATGCCTTCGTTCAAGCCTAAAACTACTAAAAAAATTAAGGTAAATAAAAAAAGTTCTACCACTCTCGATGGTAAACACCGAGAATTCGTAAATGAGTTTAATAAAGATGAAAACGATAAAATACCTATGTTAAAACTTGAAAAAAAAGAATTACAAAAAAAATTAGAAGATACGTCATTGTCCATTGAACAAATAATGGAATACAAGGACAGAATCGAAGAAATTAATGACACTGTAAAATCCCTTAAAAACAAAAAAATGGAGTATTTTCTCGATAATTCAAAATACATTTTTGACTATTTTGAAAATAAAAAGAACATCTCAAATGGCGTAATCGAAAACACGACAACGAATAAAAATAAGATATTAAATGCGTTTTTTAAAATTAAAACCGAAGGCGAAAATCCTGCAACGGCGTTCGAGTCTAAAAATAATAGCATTTTTTCGAAATACTTAAGTAATATTGACGAATCTTTCTTAGATATAAATGCTTTTGTCACTCCAACAGATATATGTCAAAGTTGTTTCAAAGGAGAGTTAATACCAATGGATGATGAAGGTGTGTTAATTTGTAACAATTGTTCTACGAATGTGCAATACTTGATTGAAAACGAAAAGCCTTCTTACAAAGAACCTCCAAAAGAGGTTTGCTTTTATGCTTACAAAAAAATAAATCATTTCAAAGAAATATTGGCGCAGTTTCAAGGGAAAGAAACAACGCAAATTCCTGTGGATGTTATCGAAAATCTGAAACAACAAATTAAAAAGGAGAGAATTAATATTAATAAATTAACCTACTATGAAACCAAAGGACTACTTAAAAAATTGGGATACAATAAATATTATGAACATATTAATTTTATCAAAGATAAGTTGGGTATAAAACCGCCTATTATATCTCAAGAATTAGAAGAAACTCTGTGCAACTTTTTTATGGAAATTCAATACCCTTATGCCAAATATTGCCCGGATTATCGTGTTAATTTTTTACATTATTATTATGTTTTATACAAGCTATTTGAATTATTGGACGAAAAACACTATTTACCGGATATACCAATGTTGAAAGATCGTGAAAAATTGATAGAACAAGATACTATCTGGAAACCTATTTGTGAAGAATTGGATTGGGAATTTATTGCGACTATTTAGAGATGAATCTCTTTATGATTTGAATTCTCTATCCGTTATTGGATTTTCTTTGTCCTGATTTGGGTTAAAATCTTGCGGCATTTCACCTCCTTTTTTATAACGTCGATTGTTTCGTCTTCGTTTTCGTTTTCCTCCTCCCGTTGTAACTTCGCCTTCAGTTTCGTCCATAGAAAAACTTGAAATGGATAGATTTGGATTTGATACAGATAAACCACTGTCAATTGTAGTATTTCCAGCGTCGGCAGAATCAGGAGTAGAAATATCTAATTCGTCGGTGTGCATTGTTCCAAGAGAGATATTGTGTTCGTCATTATCATCTTCCATAATTGCGCTCTCGTCCGCGTCAAATGGATCATTAACACCTCCTTTCATCTTTCGACGCATTTTTCTTGTTCTGCCTCTGCCTTTTTGAGTCCTTTGGCTCTTTCGACTCTTTCGATTCCTTCGACTTTTTCTACACTTTTTTGTTTTACACCCTTTTGTTTTTCTATTTGTCTTTTTAGAGCGCAGTTTTGTTCTCGTCATATAATAATATAACACAATATTTGTCACGTTATATTATTTTATTATAAGTTTAATTGAATTTTAATTGAATTTTATATCTAGAGCCCGCCTGGGAAACCCACTAAATTTGCACCTATACCAAATCCGGCACCCGAACGTGCTGTCACCCCAATACTAGGAACATATGTATCTAAAATGCTGAAAGTAGCCGCAGCAGTCAACGCAATTAATGCGATTTCCTCTAAATTTAACGAGCGTTTAGGAATGGCGTAAGCGGCAATTGCAACCATAAGACCTTCAACAAGGTATTTGATGACTCTCTTAACAAGTTCTGCAATGTCAAACATTCTTATAATAAATAATAAGAAAAAAATATATTATGCGATAAAAACTTAAAATAAAAATGCCAATAAAATAAAATGAGCAACTCTAAAGAAACCGACTCGGTCTATGAAAAAAGAGTGAATTCTAATGGAACTTTGAACCCAAAGTATGTTGATTTATTAGAGGAGGATAAACCGATTGCTGGTCAAAAGTTTGCGTGCATTTCATTCGTTTCCCCAGAAAAAATTTTAAAACAAAAAGATGTTTTTTTCTTCCAAGAATTCCTAAAGAAGTGGGATTTTTCAAAGAGTATGGAAAAATTCGTCCAGTTCCTCAACTTCTTGAGTTATAAATATAAACTCACATTTGAAGATATTACAAAGGATTTCCAAGAATTTGTTAAAGAAGAACACGAAAATTTATTGAATTCTAGTTTAGAGGACGATTACAAAACATTTTTGGATCAAAATGAAGAAGAATTAGAAAATTCTTTCAATGTGAAATACAATTTTCAAACTTCTACGCGTGGATTAAAGATTCGTGGAGTCTATCCAACGCTTGAAGAAGCAGAATTGAGATGCAAAATGTTGCGAGAAATCGATCCAAATCACGACGTTTTCGTTGGTCCTATTGGATTATGGATGCCGTGGGATCCAGAGGCTTATAAAACAGGACGAGTTGAATATATGGAAGACGAATTGAACCAACTTATGCACGAGAAGACCAAGAATGAGTCGTTTGCCAAGTCAGCGTTTGAACAACGCGTCAAAGAAACAAAGAAAAAGGCGATTGATGAAAATATTAAAATTGCCGAAAAGACTGGTGCTACTTTAACACAGAATATCGATGAAGAAGGTAACTTGGTTGGTGTCAATAATATGAATACTCAAGAGAAGGGACTACTAGACCAAGGTGAAATTTCCGTTGCAAATATTCGCAATGAACTTTTCGAGGGAGAAAACATTGTGACCGGTAAAACAGACAATGGTCAAAGCGAGTTGATTAGCGGCCCTTTCGCAAACAAGTAAATATATATAATTTGTAAAATAAAATTAATAATAAATTATATATATGGTAAAATATATGACAAAAAGTAAAAATATTGATAGTAAAACAACACATACAAATAGAAGAATCGTAAAAAAGATAAAAACTCGGAAAAATCGTGATAAAGATAATGTAATTCATAAATTATTACCCATCAAACCAAATTACGAGGAAAAGACTCTGTGTTGTGCTATTCGTTTTTACGACAATTTCGATGAAATGATAAAACAATTCCAGAAAGCGAAAAAATACATTGAATCTATACACGTTTCGTGTAAGCCAAATAAAGAGGTAATGCGTGGCGATTCAAATGCAGCATTGTACACCGAAAAGTTTTTAAAATTATATCCTGATAATAAATTCGCGAAAAGTTTATTAGAAACAAAAAACAAAGAAATAGGAACAAATATAGGATTCTCAAGAAATGATGCTAAAAATTTATCAAAGTGGGTTTTGAATCCGCAAATAAAAACCAAAATTGTTATTTTCGATTGGGATGGAACTCTTTCTATAATCGAAGGTGTTGTCTTACCACCCACGAGAGAAACAACTACAGAAATGATGAAACGTGGTATTACGTATAAAGAAATTGCGGAATATTACGCCGGAACAAAAGAACGTTTAACGGGTTTTCAAAATATGTTTAATTTCTTGGAACAAAAAGGTGTAGAGGTTTTTATTTTAACAAACAATCCTGTTGCGGCTTGTGATTGGAAAAAACTGAAAGACCCTGGAATTGGCGATTTCTCTCGGCACAATTTTTATATGGTTGCGAAACAATTTATTCCTCAAATCAAACTTGCAAATATTTTATGTGGATACGAAACTAATGGTTTCAAACCCGACACTTTTAACAACAATAAATATTTGAGAGAAATGTACGCCAGAATAGAACATTGGCACTATACAAATGGCGCTTCGTCTGTTCAAACACCTTAAATATGCTGATCCCACAAACAGTAATATATTTATGCATAATAAAATTAAATTACTAGCACTATTATGTAGAATCGAACTGTAGAGTTTTTTTTATATATTTGTTTAAATAGTCGCAAAACTCTCTAGTTAAGTTATTATCGTAACAATTAACAGCATAATGTAATTTTTTATTATATGTTATTACAGAAATCGACATTGAGACATTGTAATCAAAAATTGGAGTTATGCTATTAAAATTTATTATTTTGTTGTTATTGACTGACAAAGTATTATCAGAATATACTTGCGAAGATAAAATTAATGAATGTTTATTCATATATGTACGTTTTATTATATTGCAAAAACTTTCTGGCAAATAATACATTATTTTATTCACCAATTGTAAAAAATATATTTTGTCTGGTCTCATTGAACTAATGAAATCTTTTTTTATATTACAATCATTTTCTTTGAATTTAGTTTTAACTGACGCTGTTACAAAATTATTATCAATCGCCAAATATTCACTGTCTTTATGTAAATTTACAGGAATTGCTATTTTTATATATTCGCTCGATGAAATACCTTTTGTATCATTAAACGATTTTAATCCTTTTATAAACAATTCATACGCCAATACATTAAATGTTTTTGTTGTGTCAATATTTTTAATTTTTTCAACATCAAAAGTATCTGTTAATAATTGTATTCTTTTATCATTAATGTTATTATTGAATTCAATTAAATTTACATCTTTTTTGTCTAACATTTTATAAATTAAATCAAACAATCCACTTAAACAATATAATATAATTTGAAATATATTAAGTTCAAAATTATACTTTGAATCCATTATTTTGTAAATTGCGTCATTTTTATTCGGTTTGTTATCTACAATTGTTTTAAAAACAAATGACTTAATACTACTTACAGCATCACAGTAAATATGATGAACGTTAAATATCAACATTTTTTTATTATTGAAATTATTCAATAATATTGCTTTAAATAAAGGTTTATTCAATTTCATAGAAGCAACTTGTTTATCATTGTATTTGCAAATTTCATTAAAATTAGAAAAACTATCATTATTTTCAATTAAATATTCATAATCTTCTTGTCTTTTTGAAAAACTTTTATTTTTAAAATCAATGCTTTTTTTAAGAACGTTTATGTTTTCCAATCCTTTTTCAAAAGTTGCGTCCATTTTATTTTTTAAATGTTGATAAGTTTTATCGTTATAATTATTATTTTCAAATTCTATATACATCTTCATTATACCTTTGTGTATATTTTCCGATTTTTCACCCTTTATCATTATCATATTGTTAAATGGAATGCTGTTTTTATCGTGTATTGTGCATTTTTTAATTAAATGTTTTTGAATACCCAAATTGTATTTATGTAAGTAATCTATAAAATCAAAGTTTTTATAAAATTCATCGCTATCTTTTTTTTGAAAATTGTATGTCTTTAGACTGAACGGAACACAATTATTATTTATGTTACTTAAAATTTCGGCTAATTTTTTGCTTCTATCATTGAATATACCTAAAAATTTATAATACAATGTATTATTGCTAAATATATACGGCATTGAAAAATGTTTATAGTATTTTATATTGGAATTATATACGTCTCGAAAATAATTTTCAATGTCCTTATTTGTTACAGTTTTATCATTCGGTGTTGTCGCATTTCTAATGTTAAAAATATTATTTTTATCTATCATCTCGCTGACAATAATATCATAAACATAATTTATAGGAACAACGTTTATATGAGATTTTGGGTCAGCGTGTATATGAGGCAATAAACGTTGTTGTTTTAACGCAAAATAAATTGTTGTTGCATTGTAAGATTTTATATAACCATTCGTATCAGATCCGATCATAGATGGTCGTACAATACTTACCGGAAGAGTTGGTTTCATGTTGTCCCACAACATGTGTTCACACAAAGCTTTTGTAAAAGTATACGTATTTGGAAAATTCATATTTTTTATTTCATTATTGAAAGTTGTATCTTTTACGTTTTTTATTTCATTATATATAACTTCTGCGTTTCTATCAAAATTAACTAAATTTTCTGTAGCAATGGTTATATCGTCTTCTTTTATTGATGGTGGAACAACATATGCCGTACTTATGTGAATAAATCGTTTCACACCATCTTGTTTCAAACTCCAATTATATAGATTTAAACAAGGTTCAATGTTGCTTTTACAAGCTTCATCAAGGTTATTATTGAAACTTACTGATGCCACACAGTTAATGACATAATCAACACTTATCTTATCTTTTTTCATAACAATATTACTATTCTTATCGAGTTCTAATGGTAATATTTTTTCACGAATATTATTTCCTTTTTCTATTTCTGATAAATTTTTGCATATTTCTTCAAATCTATAATTAATATTTTTATTATTTTTAACTCTTATTGGTGTATAAATTTGTTTTATATTCTCATTTTTTACCATTTTTTTTTAATATATATGAACCTAAATTCCCTGTCGCCCCTGTAAGTAATATTTTCATAATTATAAAAATATATAATATTTCTATATATTTATTTCATAAATATTATTATCACCATTTTGCCTTTTTCACGCTAATTTTCGGACCTTGTCCGCGTTTCTTCGTATTATTTGGGTCATATTTTTCATCTTCTTCATCGGAGTTAATGTCTTTACTTAATTCCCAGAATTCTTTTGAACCCAATTTGAAATCATTATGTGAATCGGCTTTATACCAGAATACTTGTTCGTGTAATTTATTTGATTTGGCATTATTGTTTATTACCAAACACTCATAATTTTCGGTGCATTGATCCATCACCTGACAAAAAGACTCGAACGTGGGAAACATACCCGCATAATTCTCATAAATGCGCTTCCTATTTGCGATATAGGGTTCTCTCAAAATAAAAACATAATCTATGTTGGTTCTCAGTGTGGGCGGAATGCCCAAAGGATATTGCATTGTGATGATTAACATTATTTTCCAATGTCTCATTGGATACCATTCTATATTAGGCATTTCCTCCTAACATCATTGAATCTACACTTTTTGAATGGGTGTAGCATCCTCTCGGATGGGATTAGACTATATTTTAAGCTTTCATCGACAGTGATTAATTGTCTCCAGCCCACAGGCATTTAGTCGTTGAACTGCCATCGTATTCTTATCATAACGAACTTAGATGACTAGCTGCGGGTTATCTCTATTTTATACCTTTTTACTGTACCTTATGTGATTAGCATAAGCCATTATAATATTTCTACTATAATTTAGTAGTATAAACCTTCAAAGAACTTTCTATAAGTTCTTAATCAAGACGTCTCCGCAATTTGGATGTGTCGCAAATACGTTACTCTAAACATATTTACTAGCTATTCTTTTGGAATAACTACGGCAAACATTCACCGTTCATAAAGAGAAGTTTCATCATTTTATCGCGAGCCCAAGTAGCGTCATAAAGACAATCATCCAAAATAACGAATGCACGTGGGTCAATTGTGCTGCGTTTAAATGTCTCCATTTCTTTTTTGATTTGTTTCAAGACAGACTTTTGTCGTTTCAATATATTTTCAATGATTGCAGTATTGTATTCATTGTGAATAAATAACTTGGGCACCAGTTTACCGTAAAATCCGTTTCCCTCTTCTGTTCCAGCAATAACAACGCCAATCGGAATATCTTGATGATAAAAAAGTAAATCTCTTACAAGAAAGGATTTGCCGGTATCACGACGCCCGATTAAAACGACAACGGGACCCTTGGATTCATTCGGCTTAAAACTAATTGTTTTCATATCAAATTTTCTAAGTTCTAGAGTCATTATTTATTACTTTAGAAAATTAGAACAAATAAAATTACGCATACCAAACTTTTTTAGATTTAGTGAGTTAAATTTATATATAATTTATATATTATTTAGCTAATGACAAGTAATATGATAAATTACGAAAAACGCAAGAACGCCGAACTTTTCAAAATTTTTAAAGAGAATCCTGAATTGTCCTTTTCAGCCATACAAAATTACGCACCTATTTATAGCAAGTTTTTTTCGCTAACACCAAACAATTACAATTCTATCAATTTGAACAACAAATATTACATTTATAGCATAAATACTAATGCAGAAAATGAATACAATTATCAAGATTGTTTCATAAAAAATTTGGAAAACGACAAGGTTTTAGAGAAACCCGTGTTTTTCAAATTCGCACCTTTGATCGACCCCTTCAAATTTTTGATTGGTAAATACAATGTTAACGATGAGTCGTTGTATACGCTACCCAAATTGAATAACACAATTTCCGACGTTCATCCTAAATTATTAGACGAAAATAATGCATCTTACGTCGACTCTTTCTTCTCTTTTTTATCGAGCAAATTAATTCACAACTACAAATTTATCAACGGTGTAGATTTTTACGGGTCTTTTATAGGCATAAAAAATAATTTCAAAATGGATGTAATAGACGACATTGATTATTTGTCGCAGTCAGATTTTTTCAACAAGAATAAAAACGTAGCTTTTCAAGTAGAGGACTACAGCTTTTTGTTAAGCAACCCTGAAAAGCCAACTCTAGCTCCTATTAAAATTCACAATCAAAGCAACAAATCCCTCATTTCGGTTCAATCGATAAACGAAAATTTATACGAAGATTTATTTGTTGAAACTGAATCAACTGAAAAAAAGGCACTGGCCGAAAAGGGAGAACCAAAAGAATTGACGGAACAAAATTTATACGAGCACACACTTCTTGATATTACAAATTCCGAGGAACTTTCACCAAAATCGATAAACAAAACAACAACTATAAAATCCGGCTCAACGTGTTCATCTCGAACTTCTCATACAAACGAGGATGATGAACAAGAAGAAGATGAAAAAAAACATAGTGATTCTAATGAAGACAGTTCAGCCGAGTGGAATTCCGACAATTCTAGTGAAAGTAGTGAAGAACAAAGTGTTGAAGTTGTTATACCTAGATTCCCTGTAAATGTAATCTGTATGGAATGCTGTGACAATACATTTGACGATTTAATCGCCGATGAAGATTTGACTCAAGAAGAATGGTTTTCTGCTTTTATGCAAATTATTATGATTTTAATCACTTATCAAAAATGCTTTTCATTCACACACAATGATTTGCACACGAATAATGTTATGTATGTAGAAACAGACAAACAATTTATTTATTACTGTTATAACAAACAATATTACAAGGTTCCAACATTTGGTAGAATATTCAAGATTATCGATTTTGGAAGAAGCATATACAAATTTGATGGTAAACTTTTTTGCAGTGATAGCTTTCAACCGGGTTCAGACGCAGCAACTCAATACAATTCGGAGCCATATTTCAACGAAAATAAACCCAGATTAGAACCCAATTATAGTTTTGATTTGTGTAGATTAGCGTGTTCCATTTTCGATTACGTGATCGAAGATTTGGACGATGTCGTCGATTTAACAAAATGCTCACCAGTTGTTAGATTAATATACGAATGGTGTTCAGACGACAACGGTGTAAATATTCTTTATAAGAACAACGGAATGGAGAGATACCCAGACTTTAAATTGTATAAAATGATAGCTCGATGTGTTCATAATCACACGCCGCAAGCTCAATTGGAACGAGATGAATTCAAAACTTTCCAAGTGTCGAAAAAGGATATTTCAAAGAGCGCCATTGAGAAAATAATAAATATTGATAATATGCCAAATTTAGCGGTTACTTGTGAAAATAAAAAAATAAACTAATATTATTAATAAAAATGTCGTATGGATTTATCATTGCGCGACACGTCAATTCAGAAACAACTAACTTATATTGGAATCATTGTATTCAATGTATTAGACGATTTTATTCACCAGAAAAATATAAGATTGTAGTAATCGATGATAACAGTAATGTAGAATTTTTGAAAGAAGAATATGAATATAAAAATGTTGAATATATTCAATCTGAGTTCCCAGGTAGAGGTGAATTACTTCCTTATTATTATTTTTATAAAAATCATTTTTTTGACAATGCTGTAATTATTCACGATAGCGTATTTTTCCACAAAAAAATAAAGTTTTCAAAGTTGATGGTTCCAGTTATTCCGCTGTGGCATTTTACAGAAGAAAAACCGGAAAATTTGCCCAATATAATTCGGCTTGTTAACCATTTAAAAAACAATTATCGAATACAGCAAAATATTGTAGGAACGGACAAATATCAGATTCTTTCTCTCAAAAATGGGGGATGGAATGGTTGTTTTGGAGTGCAAAGTTACATAAATTACAACTTCTTGTGCACTTTGCAAAATAAATATAATATATTCAACCTTTTGAATGTAGTTAAAAATAGAAGTGACAGATGTTGTTTGGAGAGAATATTTGGTTCGTTGTTTTATAATGAATTTGTCGAATTGGTTAAAATAAATTCTTTGTTGGGAAACATTGGGAATTATTGTCCTTGGGGATATTCGTGGGAAAAATATTTTAAAGATATACAAACAAATAAGAAGGCAAATAATGTTGTCGTTAAAGTTTGGACTGGTAGATAATTATTTATTGTCGTACAAAAAGACAATAAATAAAAATGAATAAAAGCAGGGAACCCCGGTTCCTATAGCTCCGCAAAGCACCCCTCCGGTAAATAACGCTTTTTATATTTTATTTTATTCTCAAT